AACTGTATAAATATATACAGTTATGGCACAGAATCAATCATTTTTAAACGATTATACAAAGCACGTTAAAAGTACTAGTAAACGACAATCTAGGAAGTTTAAAGATTTGGATTTAGACTTTGGTAGACATCCAATTACTAATGACGTTAATGTGGTTGAAGACGTAATAGCAATAAAAAGAGCAGTCAGAAATTTAGTACAAACAAATTTTTATGAAAGACCTTTCCATCCTGAATTAGGTTGTGGTGTAAGAGAATTACTTTTTGAAAATTATAGTCCAGTTACTAATGTGTTTATAAAAAGAAAAATAGAAGAGTGTTTAGTTAATCACGAACCTAGAATCCAGTTAACTGGTATTAGAATAAATGAAGATGAATTTGGAGAAGGTTCAAGAGCAGATGAAATAGCAGGACCAATAAGAAGTACTGCTATAGATGAAAACAGATTACAAGTAGAAATTTATTTTAATATTATAGGTGTACCTAATCCACAATCAGTTTCAGTTACTTTACAAAGGATAAGATAAGATGTCGCAACATAAACTAGAAGTATCAGAATTAGATTTTGATAAAATAAAAGTAAATTTAAAAACTTTTTTACAAAGTCAAACACAGTTTCAAGACTATGATTTTGAAGGTTCAAGTTTATCTATTCTATTAGATGTACTATCTTATAACACCCATTACTTGTCATACATTGCTAATATGTCAACTAATGAAATGTATTTGGATAGTGCTGATATTAGAAAAAATATTGTTTCATTAGCAAAGATGTTAGGATATACTCCTACATCTCCTAGAGCACCAAGAGCTTATGTTGATGTTGTAGTTAATAATGCAACAGGTTCCTCGGTTACAATGCAGAAGGGAACAGTTTTCTCAACTACAGTTGACGCAGTTGAATATCAATACGTAACTAATGAAGATATAACAATTACACCAGTAAATGGAATTTATAAATTTGAAAATGTACCTCTTTATGAAGGAACATTGGTTACATTTAAATATACGTATGATGTAAATGATACTGACCAGAAATTTCTTATACCTAGTTCTTCAGCAGATACTTCAACTTTAAAAGTTACCGTTCAAACTAGTAATACAGATACAACGCAAAGCATTTATACTTTAGCGGGTGGTTATAATAATGTATCAAGTGAAACAAAAGCATTTTTTATACAAGAAGGTTCTAGTAATAAGTATGAAATTTATTTTGATGATGGTGTAACAGGTAAAAAATTAGATGATGGTAATGTTATTATATTAGAATACGTTATAACTAATACAGTAAATTCAAACGGCGCTTCAAAATTTTCATTATCAGGAAATGTTGGTGGTTTTACAAATGTAACTCTAACAACTGAATCAAATTCTTCTGGTGGTGCAATTGGAGAAACAAATGAATCAATAAAATTTAATGCACCTTTACAATATGGTGCTCAAGATAGAGCAGTTACAGCAACTGATTATGAAACGTTAATTAAATCAATTTATCCAAATGCATTATCAGTTAGTGCGTGGGGTGGAGAAGATGATGAAACTCCAACATATGGTGTTGTAAATATTTCAATCAAAGCAAAATCAGGAGAAATTTTAACTGATACAACAAAACAAGATATTGTAACTCAATTAAAACCATATAACGTTGCTTCAGTAAGACCAATTATAAAAGATCCAGAAACAACTTCTGTATTAATTACTTCAAATGTTAAGTATGACGCAAGGGCAACAGCAAAAACTGCTGATACTATAAAGGCAGATGTTGTTGATAAGTTAATAACTTATAATGCTTCTACTTTACAAAAGTTTGATTCAATATTCAGATTTTCAAAAGTTACAGGTTTGATTGATAGTACAGATGATAGTATTTTATCAAACATCACAACTGTTAAAATAAGAAAATCTTTCCAACCTATACTTTTAACATCTTCAAAATATAGTATATATTTTAGAAATGCATTATATAATCCACACTCTGGACATTTATCAACAACAGGTGGTATATTAACTTCATCAGGATTTAAAATAGATGGTAATGATAATGAATGCTTTTTTGATGATGATGGCGCAGGTAATGTAAGATTATATTATTTAGCTAGTGGTGTAAAATCTTATTTAAATTCAGCGCAAGGTACTATTGATTATAGTACAGGTGCAATAACAGTCAATTCATTAAACATTGCGAGTATATCAAATATTAGAGGCGTTGTGTCAACAGTAGTTGAATTAAAAGTAACACCAAGTTCTAATGATGTTGTTCCAGTTAGAGACCAAATTGTTGAAATGGATATTGGAAATTCAAGTATAACGGTTACAGCTGATAGTTTTGTAGGAGGAAGTGCTGAGGCAGGTGTGGGATACACAACTACTTCCAGCTACTAATGACAAATGGCAAAGTTTAATGATAAAATTTCAACAATACTTTCTGGTCAACTACCTGAATTTGTAGTTACTGACCATCCAAAGTTTGCTGAATTTCTTAAAGTCTATTATCAATTATTAGAGTCTTCTGAATTATCAGTAACTTCTGTTAAATCTACAGAAGGTATCTTATTAGAAACAGAAACAGCACAAGCAAATAATTTAGTACTAAACGCAAGTGCTAAAGGTAGTGCAAGAACATCACTTGACGCAGGTGATAAAGTTATTTTTGAAACTTTTTCTGGTACTGAATATGGAAAATTTGAAAGAGGTGAAACAGTTACAGGACAAACTTCTAATGCAACTGCTGTTGTACTAACAGAAGATTTAGATACTGGACGTTTATTCATATCTGCTCAAGATAAATTTATAACAGGTGAAATAGTTGTAGGTGGTAGTTCAAATGCATATGCAACAATAGATAATTATAAACCTAATCCAGTAAATAATATTGCCGACCTAGTTAACTTTAGAGACCCAGACGGTGTAATAAGTAATTTCTTATCAAATTTTAGAGATGAGTTTCTTGCAACATTACCAGATACATTAGCAAACAATGTTAATAAAAGAAGTCTTATAAAAAATGTTAAATCACTTTATCGTTCAAAAGGAACGAATAGAGGACACGAAATATTTTTTAGAATATTATTCAATGAAGAATCACAAACCTTTTATCCAAGAGAACAAATATTAAGAATATCAGATGGTAAGTATGATACATTAAAAGTTTTAAGAGTGATTGCTGATATTGGCGATACAACAGAATTAGTTGGAAGAACAATTACAGGTGCAGATAGTAAAGCCTATGCAGTTGTTGAAAATGTTACCAATTTTCAAATAGGTTCAGATACAGTTACAGAATTTATTTTAAATAGTGATTCTATTCAAGGAACATTTACAATTGGTGAGTCAATACAAGGTTCTGCTTCAGACGAAGACGATTGGTATATTAAAGCAACTATAACTGGTATTCCAGGAACAAAAATACTTACAAATGATGGTGCATTAAATGAAACTTCTGATACAATTAAAGTTGTTGCAGGTGGTATAGGTGCTATATTTAATATTGATGAAGTTGGTTCTGGTGGAATTACAGATGTTGTAATTAATAATAAAGGATCAAATTATGAAGTCGGTGATAAATTAGTATTTGATAATACTGGTACAGGTGGATTAAATGCAAGTGGTTTTGTAAGAGTTGTTAATGGTGGTATTGTAGACCAAAACAATAGTAAAGATGACGCTACAGGTGTAGAAGACCAAATAGTTTTAGAAGAAGGTACTATGGCAGGCGACCAATATTTTGGTAATAGTATTATGCAAGAAAAAAGTACAGGTGCAGGAACAATTGAAAAAATATTTTTAATTTATAATGGAACAGGATATACTTCATTACCAAGTGTAACTATAACATCAACACTTGGTGCAAATGGAAGTGTAAATGCGTGGGGTGATGAAATTGGAAGAATTGTTGCATTAAAAACAATTGAGTTAGGTAAAAAATATCAAGACGCTCCTAGTCCTCCAATATTAGAATTTTATAACAGTTGTGTATTAACAGGTGTTACTGGTCTATTTACAGTAGGGTTATCTTGTACAGTTTCAGGTGGGTCAGGAACTATTGTTTCATATAACACTTCTACAAATGTATTAAGAATAAAAAATATTACAGGTGCATTTACAGAAGGTCAAGTATTATCAGCAGATTCAGGTGGGTCAGGAACTATTAGTAAAATTGATGTTGCAACAGCAAATGTCAATGTAGTTTCAATTGCAGATACAGATGGAAAATTTATTAATGAAGATGGTAAAATTTCTGAAGTAACAATGAAAGTACAAGACAGTAGATATTATCAAGATTTTTCTTATGTATTAAAAGTTGCTAGTTCAATTTCAGTATGGCGGGATGCATTTAAAAAGACAATGCATACAGCAGGATTCTATTTTACAGGTCAAGTAGATATTACTTCAAGATTAGATGTTAGAGGATCATTACCATTAGTTGGTGCTGTTTCTGGTAGAACGGAAGTTGAAATACCATTAATTGCAATTCTTAACACTTTATTCTCGGTGATATTTGGTAGAAGATTAGGAACGATAGATGATGGAACATCTTTAAGACCAAAAGCTCACGAAGCTGGAGCTATTGATTTAGACCATAATACAAATGAACATTTTGAAGCAAATCAAAGAGATATAACTTTAATAAGACCAGGTTTAGAGATAGATTATTTAAGTAGAAAAAGGGCAACAATAGGTGGTCAATTTGTTAAAGCTGGTTACGCATATGCTGGACCAAAATGGGGAACACTTAATAAGTATGCAAATACTATATTTAATACTTCGGTTGGTGGTACAGGACATACGTTTGAACAATTAAATAATTTAAAAGTATTTGGAACAAGAACTAGTTTAGATGGTCAAGGTGGAGTTTTCTTAATGTCTTCTCATCCTGAAGGACAGAAAGTTAAGATGAATCTTGCTTTTCCTTCATTCTTAACTTATAGTAATAATGAGTTTAGTAATACAGTAACTAATTTTTCTCAAACTGGTCCAACTTTTGATGATACAACACCGTAATATCATTATAAATAGTAAAGTAATTTAAGGAATAAATGACAAAAAAATCAATAGATATAGGCTCAGCAGCAAATGACGGAACAGGTAGTAATCTACGTGTTGGTGGTGGTATTGTAAATGATAACTTTAATGAAATTTATACTGCTATAGGTGATGGTTCTACTATAGACCTGAATAGATTACGTCTTTTAGCAGGTGGTACTGGAATTGATACAACTTTAGTTGGTAATACTGTAACTTTTGATATTGACTCTACAGTTCTTACAGAAACATCAACAGATACACTATCAAATAAATCAATTGATTTAGCAACTAATACTATTACAGGTACTACAGCACTATTTAATACTGCTTTATCAGATGATAATTTTGCGACAATTGCTGGTACAGAAACTCTTACAAGTAAAACTTTAACTAGTCCAGTTATTAACACACCAACAGGTGATGTAGTAACATTAACTGGTGCTCAAACTCTTACAGATAAAATTTTAACAAGTCCAGAAATTAACACACCAACCGGTGATGTAGTAACTAAATCTGGAACACAAACTTTAACAAATAAAACATTAACAAGTCCACATATTACTACACCATCAGGTGATGTAGTATCATTATCAGGTTTTCAAACCATTACAAATAAAACTCTTACAACTCCTATAATTACAGGTTCTTTATTCAATATTGCAGATGATACATCAACAACTTCTTCCATAGAACAAGGAGATGTTTTAAAAATAACTGGTGGTACTGGTATAAGTTCAGTTGTAAGTGGTGATACAATTACATTAACTGCTTCAGGAATTACAAATTCAGAATTAAGTGGTACTGCTGGAATTACAAATGCTAATTTAGCAAATAATTCAGTTACTATTGGTTCTACAGCAATTTCATTAGGAACAACTGCTTCAACTATAAATGGTTTATCATTAATAGGTTCTGCTTATATAACAGTTAGTGGACAAAATTCAGCAATAAGATTTAATCACGCAAATTTAGCAGCGTTTCCTAGTTATACTACGTATTCAGGTTCACCTGCTTTAGCAGAAGATACACTTAAACCTTATGTAGCAACTTCTTCAGGTTGGGTTGAAATGTTAACAGAAAATTCTAGTGCTGATGATATTTCAAATATAAGTATGGTAGGAATTACTGATGGACAAGTATTGGCTTGGAGTTCTTCAACTACAAAATTTGTACCAACTGCTGCCGCTAGTGCTACACCTTTCACAACAGATAAAACAAATGTTGGTGATGGTTCAACAACAGGATTTACAATTATTGCTAGCAGAACTGTAGATAATATTTTAGTTTATGTAAATGGTATTTGTTTAGTACCAACAGACGATTATACAATTTCTTCAACAACATTAACTTTCATAACAGCACCCGCCGCTAGTGCAGAAATAGTAATAAGGTATTTAGGAGCATAAAATGGGAATTAGAACAAGAAATAGAGCTAACAATGTAAATGCAGATGGCAACCCTTTAACTTTAGGTAAAAGTGTGCAATCAGTTAAAGATGATGTAACAGCTTTGGCTTTAAGAGAAGCAACAAACGAATCTTCAGCAGCTTTCAATTTGCCGAATACTTTTATAGATACTTTTTCAGATGACACAAATCTAGGAACACAAACAGATGTAGATAGAGTTAGTGGTCATATAACAACTGCTATAACAGCAGTTGACGAATTTGTAAGCGATGCTAATACTTTAGCATTATTACATTATAATGGTGCTAATTCTGGAACAGTATTTACAGATAGTTCTTCACACAATAGAACAATAACTAGACGTAATCAACCTACTACAAATACAGGTGATAAAAAATACGGAACTGCTTCTGCTTTCTTTGATGGTTCAGATGACTCTTTATCAATGCCAGATAGTGATGATTGGATTTGGGGAACAGGAGATTGGACTATGGAAACTTGGATAAAAATGAATACTAATACATCCACAAACGGATATGATATATTCAACCAAGCAAAAACAAATAGTACAGATATTGGTGGTGCTTGGCATTGGGGTATTAGTCCTAGTGCAGGAATGAAACAAAAATTTAATGTTTATCATAGAAATAGCACAACAACAGCAGATGACTTTAGTTTTGAATCTAGTACTGCTATGGCTACAGGTACTTGGTATCATATGGCAGTAGTTAGAGATGGAAATGTAATAAGATTTTATAAAGATGGTGTACAAGATGGATATGCTTCAGTACCAAGTTCTTCTGGTTATCATTTAATGACTGGTGCTTTAGGTGGTGATGTATGGATAAGTAAAAGGTCTTATACTGATAGTTATGGTGTTCTTAACGGTTATTTAGATGAAATGAGAATATCAAATAATTGTAGATATCCTGATGGAACAACTTTTACTCCACAACAACGTACAACATCAACAGCAACAGGAACATTAATTCAATCAGCTAATACAGTTGGTGAAGCTAAAACAAAAGTAGCTGGAACAATGCTTTATAAAGATGGTATTGGAACAGGAGTTCTTGGAACGGATTTAAAGATATATTTCAGTTGTGATAATGGTTCAAATTGGACTGAAGCGTCAAGTTATGATACTATTAATCCAGTCTATAGTACTGGTGTTAAACAAGTAAGATTAGGAGAAACCACTTGTACAAGTGGCACAGGAGTTATTTACAAAGCTGTTTGGGCTAATCAAACAGATACTACTAAAGAAACACAACTCCACGGAATAGGAATTAATTACTAATTAGAAAACTTGTATAAATATAGATAAAGGAAATAAGAATGCCAGCAATTATAACAAATAAATTCAGAATACACAACTCGGAACAATTCCAAGAAGCGTTTTCTGAAGCGTCAGGAAATACTTTCTATTTAGGTATAGGAAGACCTCAACCATTTGCTACTTCTACAAGAGGTGATGGAAGAACAAATAATGAAGGAACAGACGCATTACCTGTGACTCCTATAGACAACGAAAATACACAAAATTTTACATATGATGACTTGCTTGCTTGTAAAAAAGTTGCAAGTACAAATGCTGGATTTGCAATTCCTAGAAGAAATTGGACGACTGCTACTGTATATGATTATTACAGACACGATTTTGGAGAATACATTACAGGCGGAACAACAGCACAAACTTCAACAAGTGGTGCTACTACTTTATATGACGCAACTTTTTACGTTTTAACTACAGCAAGAAACGTATATAAATGTTTAGATAATAATAACGGTGGTGCTTCAACTGTAGAACCTACAGGAACAGGAACAACAATATTAGCAACTGCTGATGGATACAAGTGGAAATATATTTACACTTTAACTGCTGCTCAACAAGCAGATTTTTTATCAGTAGATTTTATGGCAGTTTCTACAAACGGAACAGTTAGTGCTGCTGCTGTAGATGGTGCAATTAACATAATAAAAATTAAAACAGCAGGTTCTGCTGGTACAGACGGAACACATACAGGTATTGCAATACGAGGAGATGGATCAAGTGGAGTTTGTTCAGTAACCATTGCTTCAGGTGCAGTTACAGCGGTAACCGTAACTACTCCAGGAACAGGATATACTTACGCATATATTAAACTTGCAGATATAAATGCTGCTGGTGGTGTTGCATTAATTACTACAGAATTAGATTGTATAATTGAACCAAAAGGTGGACACGGATTTAATGCAGTACAAGATTTAGGTGGATTTTTTGTTATGTTGAATACAAGTTTAGAAGGAACAGAATCAGCAAATTCAGGTGACATAACTGTTGCAAACGATTTTAGAAAAGTATGTTTAATAAGAGACCCGAAATCAGGAGGTTCGGCAGCAACAAGTTCTACGTTAAGAGCAACAAGTGCTGCTGTTGGTTCAACTAGTGCTTTAACATTTTCAGTTGATGAAAAAATTTCACAAGCAAGCACAGGTGCAGTTGGTAAAGTAGTAGAGTGGGATCCAACAAATAAAATTCTATATTATATTCAAACAAGACACAATGATGAGGGAGTAGATACTAACGGTAATCAAACAGCATTTAGCGGCACAAATATTATTACTGGTGCGAATACATCAGCAACTTTAACACCTGCAACGACAACAGGTACAGTTAATAGTCAAACATTTTCAAACGGATATTCTAGTTCGGAAATTGACCACGGTTCTGGTGAAATAGTTTATGTTGAGAATAGAGCGCCAATTACTAGAGCTGCTGACCAAACCGAGAATATCAAACTGATTATAGAATTTTAGGAGAGATAAATGCCAAGTCCAACAGATTTTAACTTATCGCCCTACTTTGATGACTTTAATGAAAGTAAAAAATTTCATAGAGTTCTATTCAGACCAGCATTTGCTGTACAGGCGAGAGAGTTAACACAATCACAGACGCAATTACAAAATCAAGTAGAGAGAGTTAGTGACCATCTATTTGAAAAAGGTGCTATGGTTATACCTGGAGAAATCGGGTACGACTTAAATTACACTTCAATAAAACTTTCAGCAAAATCAAACTCAACTTTAGCAGATTATAACGGAGTAGAATTAACAGGTGCAACTTCAGGCGTTGTTGCAAAAGTTATAGCTGTATCTATAGCTGATGGAACTGATCCAGATACATTATTTGTAAAATATACAAAAACTGGAACAGACAATACAGCAGTTTCTTTTACTGATACAGAAATTGTAAATTGTACAATTAATTCTTTAGCTGCTACAGCGACTGTTGCTTCAACACATAAAGGTTGTGCTGCCGAAGTACAAAAAGGAGTTTATTACATTAATGGATATCACGTTGAAGTTTTACAACAAACAGTAGTACTAGACAAATATACAAACACACCTTCATATAGAGTTGGTTTATTAGTTGCAGAATCTTTTGTAACTCCAAATACAGATGGAAGTTTAAATGATAATGCTCAAGGAACATCAAATCAAAATGCTCCTGGTGCTC